TATCAAAAGTAATATTAATATCACTGATAATTTCATTTAAGTTAATGAATATTTTTCTTCAGAATATTTATTTTTTTTCAGGATCCATCATACTTCCCATAATACTTTGAATTCCTTGAAAAAGTGATCCAAGATTAGGTTGACCATTTGAATTACCTTCCATTTGACTTGCACATTGCTCGGCAACTCCTTCAATAGAAGACAAAATATTTGCTGGAATTGATGTGATTGTTGTTCCTAGCATAGTTAGTGTTTGCAGATATTGCCAGATACAATCTTTGGTATTATCTGATAAAGTGGTATTCCACCATTTGTGTATGTTCAGTTTTTGAAGAAATTCAATATCACTATTCGTCATAATTTTTTCATTTTTACTTTGAATATCATTTATATATGGTTGAATAGTTGTCATAAATCCTTCACAAACAGCTCGACTATTTGTTTTTTTTAAAAGTAGATATTGATTATGATATACTTTAATTTGTTTTTCCTCTGGAAATGTGTTCATGAGCTCTTCCAGAAATTCATCTAAAACACTATTGAATGCTTGATAACTCGCCATCTTTATTAATATATAGTTATAAAACTTTAAACTAATTTGAAACACATCTATTATTATCCTTATGTTTTTCATATGCTAAATTTAAATCAATATCTAATATATCTGCAATTTGAAAAATATAACTTAAAACATCCATTATTTCACCTTCAACATTCACTTTTTTTCTATCTGGAAATTGTTTTTTATGTCTACGAATAGCACTTGCTAGTTCTCCTACTTCTTCTATTAAAAACATCCATAAATATTCAATCGATACTTTATGCCATCCTTTTTTCTCACAAACTGCTCTAGTCATTTTTTTATAATCATTTAAAGAGACATTTATAGAGCTCATACTTAATTAAATAATATATATAAAAACGAATTTTATTACGACATTTTTATTTGGTTTTGTCAACTGGATCAACATTACCTGCCATCAGATCGTTCTTTCGATCTTGAAACATTTTATCTCCTTGTTTGCTATTTTCCATATGTCCTTTTACTAATTCATTTAGGAACGAATCTTGATATTCTTGATTTTCAATTAAATCTGTATCAGGCGGAATTGGCAGCCATTTTCCAACTTCTGCTAGTAGAATATCAAATGTTGGGTCACTTTCAATCAGACGTTTTGCTTCCATTTGTGCAATTTCAATGGTATCAAATACACCTTTAATTTTCAGTGCACATGCTTTATTTTTTTGATTTGAGTCCGGTGATACAACTGAAATAAGAGCAAAATTTTGTCCTGGAAAGTATTTCGGATCTGGTTTGAGATAATCAATTGGGGCAGGATCAGACATTGTTATTATTATATTATATAGCCATTTTTTTAAGTATATTAAACCGTAGCTATATATTGCCAATTTAAACTTTCACATATCTTTTTCCAAATTATATCCTGTTGATGTAATTTTTCTCTACTTTTAAGTAAAGGAAAATTAGGTAGTAATTCATCTAATGACAGTAATTCACAAAATTTATATAAACAATATGAGTAACTTAAAAAATTTGATCGGTTTTTTGGTTTGTGCTCCTCAAACGGTATTTGAATATCTCGAAACATATTACGTAATTTCTCTTCTATGTCTGGTGAAATATTAGGTGGCTTTTTACCTGTGAGTAAATTTGTAATATGCGCAGTATGTTCATAATATTTATTATACTTCAATTTTTTCAATAACGATTTTACATTAGTTTTTGATATCATACTTGTATTTGTAATTTTATTTTTATGAAACTCACTTCGTAAGTGATCTAGTATATCTTGTGGAATATCTGTTGATTCTTTTGCTTGGAATTGTGCTAACCACTCATTAAAATGATTAATTCGTTTATATGCGAATGTAATATTACCTTCTGAATTTATTTCTTGTTCATATGATAATGTGTTTATTCCCATATCAAAAAAGCTATCGCTAGTTCCACATACAGGGCATATCATTAGTGCTTCATTCGCAGATATTATCTTTGGTAAATTACATGTTGTACATATATAGGAATCAATTTTTTCTATAATCTCACATGGTATATTTTCTACTTGACTCATGAATTCATTATACATAACTCCTTTTTCTTTTCCTACACTTTTATTAACAAAACTATTCAAATTGGATACTTTATTATCTTGTTCATTTTCATTATTATATGCATTCAATATTGGAACTACTTTTAATAAATAATCGATTTCATCAGTACTATTATTTATTCTGTTTTGTAAATCTATTAAATCGAATAAATTCGATTCTAAATCTAATTTTACTTTAAAATCATTACAATTTTCGATTTTGAACGAAATGTCATCTATTTCTTTATTTATATTATCTAAATTATTTTTATCATCTTCATATTTTTTTAAATATGCTTTATGTTTGTTTTCAATTGTACTCTTTAACATTATTATAAATATATTCTTTATTGTTTAAATAACTTAAAAAATAATGTATTTATATTAATATTAAAGTAATGAGTGTTTCTAAATATACTATACATTTTTTGACATTTTGTATTGAAATATATACTAGTATTTGTATTTTTCTTACGCGATATAAGCAAATATTTATAAAACAAGCTGAAAGTAATTTAACAAATGTTTTGTTAGTTAAATATGTTTTTAAATATTCAAATAATACTTGCATTGATCTTATTGCAAATTTTGCAATTGAAGCTAAATTAACAAGTGATGAATATATAAAATGTCACTGGGTTTTCAATAATAATTCATACATTACATTCTTTACAAATGCCAATATTAAATACTTTCTTCCATATACAATTTTTAATTTATATTTTGCTAAACCAGAAAATAAAATTATTGCTGGATTTATTACTGATAATAAAACGAAGGAAATAGAAAATTGTACTTCTTTTCTAAAACAACTAGCGGGTCCATACCAAAATTTTTATTCAAATGTACCAATTGATTTACATACTAAACATATATGGGGTATTCATAACAAAACCTTACAAATTATTACATTAAAAAATAAGTTTTCATTCGATCTTGAAAAAGATAATATTTTAACAATATAATGACTTTAACATTTAATGAAATTTCAAAAGAATATAATGATACAAAAATTCCAATTATTATTAATGTCAAAAACGATTTAATTGATTTAAAACAAAAAAAATTCATTGTTCCTAAAAATATTACATTAGCACAATTCCATTCGATTATTGCTAAGAAAATTTCAATAAAGAAAAACCAAGGTCTTATATTCTTTATCAATAGTACATTACCTAAAATGACTGATACTATAGGTTCTCTCCACTCTCAATTCAAATCTGATGAGGATGATTTTTTATATATACAATTATCAAAAGAAAATGCATTTGGTTAAAACATATTTAAAAGTTTGACTGATTATATTATTATATTAAGTATACCATATCATGTATATCATTAACTCTAAAGACAACTGTCCACAATGTTCATCAATTACAAAAATATTAGATGATTCAAATATTCCATATAAAGTTAAAAAATTCAAAAATTTACATGATCTTACTAAATCAATTGATGAAGATATCATTCTTGATATAGGTAGTTTTCCAGTATGTTATTCTGAACAATCTGATACCTATTTATCATATACTGATATGCTTCGTAAATATGATGAACCGCTTATTAAAAAAAATGGTGATAGATTTACTCTATATCCTATTCAGTATAACGATATTTTTCAAATGTATAAAAAATCACGAGCTAGTTATTGGCAACCAGAAGAAATTAGTCTAAAAGATGATATGAGCGATTGGATTGGATTATCAGATGATGAACGTTTTTTTATATCAAATATCTTAGCATTTTTTAGTGCATCTGATGGTATTGTGAATGAAAATCTCAATCTTAATTTTGGTGAAGAAGTTCAATACCCAGAAGCAAGAGCATTTTACACATTTCAAAGTGCAATTGAGACAATTCACTCTGAGACATATGGATTATTACTTGATAAATATATTCAAAATCCTACAGAAAAACTACATCTTCAAAGAGGTATTCAAACTATAGATTCAGTTAAGAAAAAAGCAGAATGGGCTCTAGAATGGACAAATTGTAAACGTTCTTTTGCTGAAAGACTAATTGCTTTTGCATGTGTTGAAGGAGTTATGTTTTCTGGTTCGTTTTGTGCAATTTTTTGGCTCAAGAAAAGAAATTTACTTCCAGGTTTGTCTTTCAGTAATGAATTAATCTCACGTGATGAAGGTTTACATACAGAGTTTGCAGTGTTGTTATATAATAATCATATTAAACATAAATTACCTGAAAAAACTGTTCATTCAATTATTTCAGATGCTGTTAAATGCGAAAAACAATTCATCATTGATAGTATCCCCTGTAAATTAATCGGTATGAATAGTGATATGATGAGTGATTATATTGAATATGTTGCAGATCGACTATTAACTCAATTAAATTATAGCAAAATCTGGAATACACCTTTACCATCTGCTTTTGATTTTATGGAAAATATTTCATTGTCTGGTAAAACTAACTTTTTTGAAAAACGAGTCGGTGAATATGCTAAAGCTGGAGTAATGTCCAGTGATAATAATGTATTTGCTTTAGATGCTGATTTTTAATTGTTTATTTTCTTTTTTTCACAGTTATTGCTATACTATTCTTCTTTGCTTTTTGTGGATTAATAGACTCATAATCATCCTCACTATGTTTAGAATTATACTTCTGTTTATGACAATTCCAGAATTGCGGCGATCCTATTCGAAATGATCCTTGTGGATGCATTTTTGCCTTATACCAATACACAACATCTTCTATTTTATTACTTTTTGAAGTATTATCTAATACTAGACATTCATAATTTTCAGTACATGCAGTTAGACATTGATTAAACATGTCAAATGTAGGAAAAATTCCAAAGAAATGTTTATAAATCTTTTCTCTATTCTGAATAATATTTTCTCTAAGTATAAATACATAGTCAATGTTTGCTCTTAAGTCTGGCGATAAATCCATACAATATTGCATTGTTAGCATAAAAAATATCTTCCAATGTCTACCATTCATGAATATAGCCCGTATGCATTTATCTCTCACTAGTTTTTTGTCATACATACAATCATCTAATAACATAAAAACTCCAGAATTTGGCTGATTCGTTTTTACCATTTTTTTTTGTCTTACTAATACTTTATCTACTACATCACTTGAATATTCATTATATACAAATAAATCAGGTATATATTGTTGATAATAACTATTTCCTTCTTCTGTACCTGACATTACCATTCCAACTGGTATATCTTTTTTATGATACAAAATATCGGTCACAAGAGTTGTTTTTCCAGTCCCACGTTTGCCAATAAAAACACATACACGATTACTATCAATAGTTTTAGGATTAAATTTCTTCAGTTGAAGATTCATCTTCTGTTAAAATATTAAACACAAAAAAATAGAGAAAAATTACACAACTTTAAGCGTTTTTATCTAGAATTTTTTTCTATGTATATATTAAAAAATGGGTGGAGGTCTTATGCAACTCGTCGCTTACGGAGCTCAAGATGCTTTCTTAACTGGTAATCCAGAAATTACTTTCTTTAAGGTGGTATACCGCCGCCATACAAACTTTGCTATGGAAGCCATTGAACAAACCTTCAATGGTGGTGGTAGTGCTCGTCAAACCGTTACTATTAGCCGCAATGGTGATCTTGTCACCAATATCTGGTTAGAAGGTGTAAATGGAACAGTTTTAACAAGTAACCCTAGTGATACATCTTATACACAAGTAACCAGTGAAACTGATATGACACCAGGCAGCGGATCTTTTTGGGCTAGATTAGGAAGTAAAAACATTGATCATATTGATCTTGAAATTGGTGGCCAACGTATCGACCAACATTATGGAGAATGGATGGATATCTGGAATGATTTAACTGTTGGAATTGATAAAAGAACAAATGGTTTAGATAAATTAAACGACGCAGGAGTTGTTCCCCTTCAATTCTTTTTCTGCCGCAACCCAGGACTTGCTCTTCCTCTGATTGCTTTACAATATCATGAAGTTAAACTGACTGTAAACCTTAAAGACAAATCTGCCAGTACACTTAAAATGTTTGTTGATTACATTTACTTAGATACTGATGAACGCAGACGTTTTGCTCAAGTTCAACACAATATGCTCATTGACCAAGTTCAACGCCAAGAAGGCGGTGATGCTCCTTCTGTTCGCCTCAACTTCAATCATCCATGCAAAGAACTTGTATGGAAAGGTGATATTGCAGGTGATGGTGCTACTCTTAAACTTAATGGACATGAACGTTTCAGTAGACGTGAAGGAAGATACTTCAATGCAGTTCAACCATACCAACATCATTCTGTAGTACCATTATCTTCTAAAAAAATCAATGTATATTCTTTTGCTCTTAAACCCGAAGAACATCAACCATCCGGTACATGTAACTTCTCTCGCATTGATAATGCACAACTTGACTGCGGTAGTGGTGGCGCAGCTGGAAATATCTACGCAGTTAACTACAATGTTCTCCGTATCATGAGTGGTATGGGTGGTCTTGCTTTCAGTAATTAAATTTCATATTTATAATAAAAAAAACTTAAAAATTAATTTAAACAAACAATATCTTATTTAAAAAATAATTAAATAAAACATTGTTTATCTTACTAGTTTTTGTGTACTTTGAATTTCATCTTTTTTTGACACTAATATACCTTTTACGGCATTTCGATATGTTGTTAAATTCCGGCTACTTTCTGATACAGTATCTCTAAATAATTCGTTTTGTATATTATCATCAACAGCCTCCTCTAACTTGATTAGTTTTTGTTCTATCTTATTCGAAATTGTCTTTTCTTTTTTTGTTTGTTCATCACAATATTCTTCTTTTTTATTCATAATAAGCTTGCCTACATTTTGTAAAATTTTATCTTCAACTTGAAGTGCATTAGACTGTTCAAAATTATCTCCATTAAATATCTCTGCAAATGCTGAGTTATTTCCTTTTAGTAGAACATTGTGATTCTCTGGATGCGCTGGATGTGCATGAATTAGTTGAGTAAATGTTTTCACTGTTTCTGTTATATCAGTAAAATCTTTGCTTAGTTCTATTTGTTTGAGAAGCATTTTAGTTGTTATATAATCTAAGTTTTCACTACCAAAAGCATTCATAGGTGGTAGATGAATATTATTATTCACTATGTTATTTGTTGTATTGTTATTATTATTTCCATTGATTGATATAGAAGCAGCTGCTAGATTCTTTCTGTTTTCCAAAACACGCTTCTCAAGTTCATGTTCATATTTCATCTTAGCTCTACACATATCAGAATTCATGTGTCTTTGATATGACTGTCTCTTAGAAAATACCATATTACAAAACCTACATGTTAATGGTTGTTCTTCTGGTTTTGTAATTCCTAATTCTCGTTCATAAATTTCAACATTATCATTTTTTCCTCTACATCGTTTTTTTTGGAGATGTTCTGTAAGATTTCTTTGCTCAGAAAATTCTTTACAACAATATCTACATCTATATTTATCTTCATTTAATACTTTATGTTGAATGTTTTCTTTTAGTTGTTCTATTTGTTCATTCTGTTGTTCTATTTGTTCTGCTAGATTGTCTATTCTCTTTTCAACATCTACTTTAATATGATCAGGAATCTTACACTTCAGCTTACGTCTCTGATGTCTAATCAATAATGATGGATATTTAAATGATTTTTTACAGATTTGACAATTATTTGTCATATATTATACAAAATAAAACATTTTTGTATAATTTACACAGAAAAACGACTATAATGTTGCATTTACCGTATTAAGGGATGCAAAAACCGTCATAAGGGCAAATTTTACCGTAATTTTGTCGAATTATGTATTTATTAAATTTTGGGTTGCATTTGCCGATTTTAGGGTTGCATTTGCCGATTTTAGGGTTGCATTTGCCGATTTTAGGGTTGCATTTGCCGTATTTTTGTCGAATTTCTTCCTTCTTTTTTATTTATATTATATATAATATATATTAATTATTTTTTTTATACAGGTAAGAAAGTTATATATTATATAATAATATATTAGGACTAGGTACTAGGAGAAAATTCGACAAAAAAAGTGGTGAGGGGGGGAGAGAAAAAAATAAAATAAAACAAATTTATTTAAGAATTTATAAATATATTATTATTATAGAAATGGAAAATAGAGGTGGGTATGGTTATGGAATTTGGATTCTTTTAACTCCTAAATCTCATGTTCCTTTTGATATGTATCATAAATTTCATATTACCTTAATTAGTAATATTAATTGTAAACGAAAAGCACAGAATATATTTCAAAAACTATTGAACATTAATATAATTGATAAGTTACCAAGAACTTTATCTGAAGAACATGATTACGAAATAATGAAGTTTGAAGGACATCCATATAGCGCAATTGGTTGGAAAGTTAAAATAGAAAATTGGAATGAAATACAAAAAATTATTTCAGATTCATATAATAATGGAAATATTCCTGTTATTCCTCACATTTCATTACAATATTATAACTCCATTGATTTTGAAATATGTGACCGATTTATGAAGAATATTGAGTTCACTACATCTTTAGTTCTAGCAGATATGAATGATTCAAATCCGTCAAATTGGAAATGCGGTCTTAATTTCTAGATTTTTTTTCTATGTATATATTAAAAAATGGGTGGAGGTCTTATGCAACTCGTCGCTTACGGAGCTCAAGATGCTTTCTTAACTGGTAACCCAGAAATTACTTTCTTTAAGGTGGTATATCGCCGTCATACAAACTTTTCAATGGAATCCATTCAACAAACACCAAATGGTAGTGGTGATCGTTTAACATTTACAGTAAGCCGTAATGGTGATCTTATTGGAAACTGCTGGTTAGAAGGTGTTACAGGTGGTGTTGCAAACTTAAAATCTGTTGAACTTGAAATTGGTGGTCAACGCATTGATAAACATTATGGTGAATGGATGCAAGTATGGACTGAACTTACTTGCCCAGCTGGCAAACGTGCAGGTTTTGATGCTCTTGATGGAGTTGGAACAATTCCACTTCAATTTTTCTTTTGCCGCAACCCAGGTCTTGCACTTCCTCTGATTGCTTTACAATACCATGAAGTAAAAATGACCGTTGAATTTGAAAGTGGGACACAAGCAACTAATGCTGAATTATGGGTTGATTATGTAT